CTGATAATAAATTTAATTGAAATGCATAATTAGTACCACCGTTAGCATTCACTACATTACTATATGCATATACAGCATCAGTTGGTACTACACGTACTACTGTTAAAGTATCAGCATATTTCAAATATTCTTGAGCTGAATAATTAGTCAAGTATTTATACGTACCTTCACTGATACCAGATCCAGAACTAAATGCACCACCGAATGTAGCTACAAATTCTGAATAACTAGTTACCGTAGTTGGAATATTCGCAGGACCGCGAGATGTAGGACCAATAATAGCAGCGCCAATACCCGCAATTGCTGCGGGTAAGGCTGACTGGTCAATTTCATTGGTAAATACACCTGGCGAAACAATTTTTTCTGCCATTAGTTTTCTCCTTGTTTATTTATTATCCGTTACGACTATTCTGGGAATGCAGCGCCTGTCGGTAGGATATTGAAATCAATAATTATAAATTCTGCTGTTTTAGTAGGTTGCAGATAAATTGCCCCACGTAATTCATTACGGTCAATCACTTCTGGAGTATTTAGTTTTTCATCCATTACAACTTTGAATGCATACAAACCTTGACGTTGTTGCACGTTATCAAAATACGGATTAACAATACTCAAGAATCTATTTCTAGTCGCGGCAGTATTCTGTTCAAATATCAAATACTTAGTAGTTGATGCAACAAATTTCTTAGCTGCAATTAACAGACGACGTACATTTACGCGATCCAATGCTGATGCTTTCTTTTGCATAGTCTTTTGGCCAAATACTGCAACACCCAAATTTGGGAAACTAGCAATTGCATTGACATTTGCATCATATAGATCATCACGGTTGCTTTGGTCTAATTTACGCTCGGTACGTATGGCCGATTCAATTCCACCACGATTCAAACCAGCCGGTGCAAACCACGGAGCAGCTACTCGGTCATTAAATGCATAAACACCTGGTATTAAAACACTAGCAGGTACCCAAACATTTTTACCTAATTGACCATCAGGTATTAATACCCATGGCCAATATTCAGCAACATAATTACTGTTACGCTCATCAGCCTGTTGTACTACATCTGTAATAGACGATGCTCCATATGCCATAGGATCCATTATTAAAAACGCATCCCCGCGACTTTCAACCATTAATTGTGCCTGAGTTAAAATGCTACTAGCAAATTGGTTTTCATCTACTAGGCCTGGCAATGTTAGCAAATTGAAATCGTAATCATCTTGATTTTTCAAAAGATTTATCGCATCTAAATATGGTGTACGTGCATAACTTTCAGACATATTAAAACCTTGCTGTGTATTACCATCTAATGTTGGATATTTAGCAGATGCGGATGCGAATATATCTTCATAAAAAGTTTTAGGATGTGCCACAGTACCATCACTGCCGAATGCAAATGTTCCAGAAACAGCTTGAGGTAAACTAGCAGATGCAGCGCTAATACGAATTTTACCGTTTTGATCAAACCATGTCGTCGTATAATTTACATTTGAAACACGTACATACTTAGACTGGTTAGCATATGAACCAGATATCTGGAACCATGGCTCTGAAGTACCACTATCACGTAACGTATAGGAAATATCTCCAATACGCTTACTAATAAAATTAGGTGATGTCGGATCAAGTGTTAAATTATTATATTGTTCTAAAATAATTTTACGATTGGTAATATCATCACCACGGCGTATTAATAATGTAAATGTACCTTTGGTATTACTTACATTGCTAATTTCCCAACGTAAATTAGTTTCAGCACCAATAATTAATTTACCACCAGATGTTTGATCAGCCGAACTACCAGATCCTGCAGTAGCTGCATCTTGTATACCAGAATTTTCCTGTGCTCCGGCTGATAATAAATTTAATTGAAATGCATAATTAGTACCACCCGCAGCATTTACTACGTTACTATATGCATATACAGCATTAGTTGGTACTGTACGTACTACCGTTAACGTATCAGCATATTTTAAATATTCTTGTGCTGAATAGTTAGTTAGATACTTATATGTACCTTCACTAGCACCAGATCCTGATGTAATTACTCCACCAAAAGTGGCTACAAATTCAGAATAACTGGTTACTGTGATTGGAATATTTGCAGGTTCACGCTGTGTTGGTCCAATTACTGCTGCGCCAATACCGGAAATACCTGATGGTAATGATGATTGGTCAATTTCATTGGTAAACACGCCTGGCGAGACAATTTTTTCTGCCAT